GGCTAACAATGCAGCTATTGAGTGGCAGAATTTCGTCAGCAAACATTCAAGACTATTCAAGGAAGGACTGGCAAAGCAGTTGGTTGCAAGCGGTGAGAATCCTACTGCAATTACTGAGTTTAAGCAGATGAGAATCAGTACATCATTTAAGCCTTGGCAGCCATTCGATGAAAGTGCATGGAATCAGATGCTTTGTACATTGAGCGGTGCAGGTTTGATTTCTACTAAGACTGGTGTTGAAAAGAATACTGTTTCTGCACCTGACGAGGAAGTAAGATTGCAGACTCAGCAAGAAGAGGCAGATGAACGTGCCGAAAAACAAGCTGAGATTACCGCAAGGACAAAGGATACAGACAATAACAAAGAATAAACATGAAGGCAAAATCATTATACATACAAAAGTTGGCTTACGATGAGAACACTGGTAATGAAATTATCGGTTTGTTTCCATCGGAAGCTAACCCTGCTATTGTATCATCATATACCTACGATGCAAAGCGTATGGGTGGTGCTCCTACCCTTACTGCTACAATATATTCTTCTGAGCCTTTGCAATGGAAGAAGGAAGAGTTCGTGGAGTACAATGGCGATAGATTCTTTGCGTCCTATACACCAAACTCTACAAAGGATAATTCGTCTAGAATGTGGAAGAGTGAAATCACTTTCACATCTAGAAGAGAATTACTTGATAACACTCTGTTCTTTGATGTTGTCGTTGATGATGTTGATACACAGAACAAAGATAGATACCGCTCAAATCAGACAAAGTTCACGTTTGGTGGAACTATCTATGAGTTTGTTGCTCGCATCAATAGCTCAATGGCATATTGCGGATTGTATCGTCCTACAGATGAACACAAGGGATATTACGTTGTTATTGATGAAGGATATGGAACAGATGAAGTTAAGGAAGTATCATTTGAAGACCAATATTTGACTGATGTTTTACAACTTATCAATACAACTTTTGAGCTTGATTACTACTGGGATGGCAACGTTTGTCATGTCGGCAAGGTACAGCACGACTTAACCGATACACCTATAAAATATGGTAGTAGTGATGCTCTTATCTCTGTATCTAAGGAGAATGCGAACTATAAGATAGTAGATATGATAACTGGCTACGGTTCGTCCGACAACCTGCCATATTATTATCCTAATGATGATGAGTTTGGCGAGGCAGTGTTCAATACAGAGAATATCAGCAAGGATAAAGTTAGTGTAGAATTATCAAAGTTCCTTAAAGATTCAAGATATAATGATACCCTTGTACTTTATAAAAGCAAGGATGGGAAGAATTATAACGGAAGTGTAGATGTAAGTTCAAAGGCATTTGATAGATTTACTACCCCATCAAACTTGACGCAGGCTGATAGTCAATCTAACCCAACAGTTACTTGTATCTTTTCGTTTGATATTTTAATCAGCGCGATAAAAGGTCAGACGATAGATTTGACGAGTTTAGGGTTTGACTTTGAACTTAATAGCTCTGTTTCTAGAAAAGAATATATAACGAAGGTCGGAAATGCCGTCAAGAGCATATACTTATTCAAGGGAAAAGAATTATATAAGACTATCTCTAAAAGAATGAGTATTGGTAGTACTAGCACGTACACATTTGAAGATGGTGGAGATTTTGTGTTATCTATAGAAGTCGAGTTTTCTTACAAGTGCAAGGTGTACAAAAATAGTGCTGGCATTAATGACTTTTATGGCGCAGATAGTTGGAATGCTGCTTTTAGTGGAAGTGTTGAGTTCTTATACGAGTCAAAATCGGAATATGAATGGAAGAATGGAGACAAGTACATTCCTTACAGTGATGCTGGTATTAATGTAAGTGTAATCAGCGAGGCAAATTGCATTGAATACGACTATCAATTTGTAAAAGATGGTGATAGATACGGATTCAACAAGGTTTATACCGGAACTGAGGATAATGCAGTGAAGGTAATGGTTACTAATAGAGTCTGGATTGCACCATCATCGGTACTTATGCCTTCTATATATCGCAACACGAAAGGTGCAGAGCGTTTTTATTACGCTTTGAATAATACCCACAAGTTGCCAAGCGGTAGTGGATATTACGAGTTTGTAAACTTGTACAAGAAAGGAAATCCTCACCAAGGAACGGTTACTTTTGATGATATAAAACCAACTATCAATGGAATTGTAAATGCAGAAGGACAGTTGTTTGGAGAGATTGCAGATGTTGCTTTCGATAAAGAAGATAGCGATGTAAAGGATAGTGACGGAAAATATATTCATAACTATTTCTATATAAAGCTACATAAGTTTAATGGAGATTTCGGCTTTGACTTGTTTGCACATGCTTTGGCTAGCGAATCGGCAAAGATTAATCTCATCAAGAGTAACGGGTGTCCTGCTTGTTCGTTTACCATTGGCTGCTATTGGAATAGCACAAAAAATAAGTGCTATAACAATGTACTTACTGACGGAAATGGAAATTTGAAGTCAGATAGTGGAAAAATGAATAGCAAAGGTGATTATATTCTTAACGACACATACGTTGAGGATAACAAATCAAACCAAGATTCAACGAAAGAAGAACTTTGGATTTGCGTTCAGAAAGATACATCAACATTAGGTATCGTAATGCCAAACGCAAGTGCTGGCTTTAAACCGCAAAAGGGAGATTTGTTTGTCATCACAGGCATC